ACGCCTGACGGGTGCTTCATGATGTATCTGTCGCGAGCCTTACCTATCAGCGTGCGTGGACCGCCCCTGGCGCCTGCGCCAACTTTACGATCAAAACCAAACTCCCATGCCTTAGCGTATTTTGCTTTTGCAAGGTTCGCGCCAACCTGCGCCGATACGTTGTTTGTACCGTCAAATTGCTGTGCGTTTATAGACCTGCGCAATGTGCCAGTTCTGACGTTTAACACCTGCCCTGATAAATATTCTTTTTGAATTCTTGCGACCAGCGACAATGACAGTCGCTGCACTTCTTTACGTAGCGCCTCGCGCACATTCGGTTCAATCTTGCCAAGTTTGGCAGACACTTCACGACCGCCAATGACCCATTCAATACTCAATTTGGCACAACCTGACGGTAATTATTCATGATCGCAAGGTTGCCTTGGGTCATTGCGCCAAGGTTAAATGACACGGTTTCACCATTGATTGTCTTGCTTGATACGCCGATACGGTCTTTGGTCTTGTAAGCGGTAGACACCATATCAATGCATACTTGCTCAAGCTCAAACGGTGTCGCGGCATAGCCTGCAGTGTAGTTAATAACGATATTTTGGAACGAACGGGTGAACTGGTAGCCATTAAGCACGATGCGCTCTTGGTCAAATAAATAGCCCGGCTGTGTTGGGTCTGCTGCCGCAGGAATAACGATATTGTCAATCATCAGGCTGGTGATGCTGATAATGGGGTATTCGCGCAGCGTCATTTGATAGCCGCCCGTGCCGTCTCGCTTTTCTGTATATACAGTTGATGCTATGGTGCGATTTAGCCACGACTGCATGTACTGACTAACCTCAGTTACCAGTCGTGTCAGTAACGAATCATCGGTCGTCACAGTAATATTCATATACTGCTTGACGTTCGCTAGCGTGGTTAAATCACCCGCCGCCATGTTAGCTTGCCGCCCCTACCGTCGCATCACTGATAACGACGTAGCCTTGCGCTTGAAACACGCTTAAATCTACATCATCAGGCAAAGTGATAACGCCTTTCTTGTCTGGAACGTATGAAACGCCGTCGTAACTAATCGCGCCGCCGTCTTTTGGAATTTGTAATTTAGCCATTTTCTGCTCCATGAAATGAAAAACCCCAGCCGAGGCTGGGGCGGTTAGGGTTAGCCGTTCGCGATGTTGGTAATTGCACCGAACGCAGGCGGGAAGTAGTTTTGCAACACACCATCCAGATAAACACCATATTCATATTTACGAGTGCGCAATGGATATTCGATCTGGTAATAATCACGGCGAGCCTTAAACTGCAGCACGTTGTTGACACCGCTCAAGCTGTAAGGTATTTCGCTTGAGTAGAACAACACTGTACCTGCTGGAACGGTTGGGTGAACGATGATTTTCACTAAGGTATTAGTGATCTTGTTCAGGTATGAACCGATTACAGCACCAGCAGAGAATCCAGCGTTAGCAGCATTTGCATCCATGTTGAAGCGATACAGAGGTGCTGAACCACCTGCTATCACTTTCTTGTTGATGTTGTACAGCTCCTGGCTGTTCAAGTATATGGTATCTGGTGACAAACGCGCATTGTTCCAGAACTGCTGGAATGCGGCGTCAATTTCAACGATGCCACCCGCGCCGTCGGAAGTCAGCGGTGTACCTGTACCAGCCGTGCCAGTTGCCTGAGTGCGAATAACTGCGCCAGAACCGGATTTGAAAATCTGAGTTAACAGACCATCATAAATCAAGCCGTTGGTTGAGTTGTCCGCTGCAAATGCAGTCGCGTTCTGTGTGCCAGTAGATGCGGCAGAAATAAGCACAGAGTTGATCGTAGTGATCGCGCCCAACACTTCAGAACCAGCCAAGCCCCAGAACCATGCATAAGCATAAGCGCCAGCGGTTAGTGCAACGGATGCGCTGATGGTTGATGTAGAACCAGTGGTAATTTGAGATGCTGCACTAGATGCTTGTGCAGATCCGCCGCCATAGCTTGAAGTTGTGCCGTCAGCGTTGGTACGAGTAACGCCAGCTGGCAATGACACGCCGGAGAAGTTAGTCGGCATTGCGTTACCTGTTTGACCGTTATTCAGGCCAGCAACAGACCAGTAAGCGTCATAGCCTAACGCCACGCACTTAACAGACCACGTTTGAGCTGCTAATGTGCCGCCAGTGGTTGCGGTTGAAGTTGATGGTGTACCAGTGACACCAAGCTGTAATGATGTATTACCGCCCAGCATGATATTTTCTTCGCCGATCATGATGGAGCGTAACAGACCCTGCACAGCACGGGCTTTCACATCATCAAAACCTTCAGCCGCAAAGTCCGCCTCAAATGTGACGTAATCTTCCAAGCCTAACCCTTTGTAAGCGGCTAAATAGTTAGATACAGCTGTACTGATAACGCCAGCGCGTGAACCTTCACCTAATCCGGCGGACAGCATTGCTGTGTTAATGCCCGTGATTGAGCGCCAGTTGGCTTGCGTACCGCCAGCAGCGGAAACACGAGGAATGCGGTTACGCAAAGGGGTCAGCACTGGATATAAAGTCAGCGCTGGTGCTTGTAAGTCGTATTGCGTTAAACCAGTAGTTGCAGAACCAGACTGAGTAAACGCTTTGCTTATATCGTCAGCCATAGGGCTGCCTTGTGCCACTTTTAACAGCTCGATTGTTTGATTGGTATTTACTTGCATGATGTTCCTTTCGGGCATAAAAAAACCCGCACGAGGCGGGCATAGAACAGGCGTAAAAAACCAGCGCAGGGCGGGTTGGGTTAAGGGGTTAAGGGGTTAAGGGGTTAAGGGGTTAAAAGGTTAGATTGATAATCGCATGGGTGATTTATGAGCCTGCTTGATAAGCAGTGTTGCGGTTTTTTCTGCATCCAGCGTACCATCCGCTTTGCGTACTTCTGTTGGCTCTGCGGTTTCGATATGCTCGGCATTGTCTTGTGCTTTGCTGACTGATACGGCTTTTAATAGCGCTTTGCCTGGTGCTGGCATTGCCTCAAGTTCTTTGACGCGTTTTGTCAGTTCATCGCGCTCACTTACAATCTTGGTAATCTCTGCTTTCGCTAAGTCCAGATCGCCAGCAGCCTTAGTCAATTCCTCAGCTTTTACCAAGTCGACAACTGATTCGCCTTTATGCGACCATGTTTGACTTGAGTGTGATTGTGCTTTGCGCTGGTGCATACGCTGCTTTTGTTTTGATGTGGCGAGTTGCGCGGCCTTGCTATGCGCTTCGGCTGCGGCTTGATGTGCGTCTGCGGCTGCGTCGTCATCACCTTTATCATCCGATGCGTCAGCCTTGTCGCTGGCTTTGTCTGCCGCTTTGCTGGAATTATTAGCGGCGTCGCTGGCGGCATCTGCGACAGCCTGCGCATCCTCTGCGCTGGTATCTTTTTTCTTGGCAAGCTCAAGCAAACGTTCAGCGCTAATCTCACCCTTATTGAGCATTTCAGCGATTTCATCAATAGCCGACACTTCTACAGGCTCAACCACGTCGCCATTAGTCATTTCAGCTTTGAACATGGTGAAAACACTATCAGGATTCGCAGGGCGATCAACTAGCGACACCTCAACCAGTTTTAAGCCGGTAATAATTGTTTTATTTACATTGTCGCGGCCTGTTATCTTGCCGCCAATGCTGAAGCCTTTGTAAACACCAGCGTTAACCTTTTTCACCGCGACAGGATCAACAACGTGAGCGCCGAAGAATGTGCGACCGTCATCGCCTACACTGGCTTCGATTGCTGTGCCAGCCGCGTTTGAGCCGTGCATTTCACGTACCGCGCCAAACTTTAGATAGTCAGGTAGCGCGGCTTTCATTGCGTCGGCGGTGATTGTCTCACCGTCACTGTCCACGGCCTCGCTCGATGCGTATCCCCAAACCTTGATAGTACCGTCGTCCATTGCTTCTGTTTTGCTAATTTCTGCGTAAAGTTTCATGTGCTGCTCCTTGTTAATCTGTAATAGGCAAAACTGAGCATCTGCAATTAGGATGCAGTGGCGGTGCGTCACCTGCCCCATCTGGGAACTCGTCATCCAGCGCGACAGTAACGCCGTCCAGTGCCTCGCATATCTCACAGCACCCAGCGGCGGTCAGCCATTCCTTGTGCGTCACCACGCCGCTTGCGCGATAAGCAATCATGCTGCCAGCCATGTCAGCCGCTGCGATCTCAGTACGCGCAATCATTCGCGCACGCGCTTTAGAGAACGCATAATCTTCAATCAATGCTTTGGTTAGTTTCTCAACACCCCAACCCTCTTGTTCTGCTAGTAGCACGACGTTTTTGATCATGTCGCGGGTTGATTCGGTTATCTGCCAGATGGCGTTAGGGTTTGGTATTAGCTCACCGTCCACCCACTTCATGCCGACCATCTCAGCAGCTCTTGCTTGCGCCCATTCGACGGCTTGGGCGTTGACTACGCTGAACGTATCTAAAGTGGACCCCGATTTCCGGACAATGAATTAAGATGGTAATCTGCTGTAAAAAGGAACAGGTTGTGAGTGAAACAAATCGTAAGCATTTTTCGGGTGAGTTTAAAGCTAAAGTTG